AATACTTAAAGGAAATGGTGGAACATGGATAAAGATAAAGTAAGTGATTTGATTGATCAGTTGGTTGCTGAGGTTGGTACACCTAAATATGCATATAACTGTAAACAATTTAATCCAGATAAGGATACTGTATTCTACAGTGGTCCATATTGGGACGATAAAGAAGTTAAAGCTGGCGTCAAAGCATTTTTGACAGGCAAGTGGCTTGTTTCTGGCGAGAACGTTGCCAAGTTTCAAGTCAAGTTTGGTAGAAAGTTTAATGTTAAGTATTCGCATATGGTGAACTCAGGTTCATCAGCTAACTTGACATTAGTGAGTGCAGTGAAGAAGCATTTAGATTGGCAAGATGGTGATGAAGTTATCGTTTCACCAGTGGGATTCCCAACTACAATTGCTCCGCTCGTACAAAATAATTTAAAACCAGTATTCATTGATATTGAAATGGATACTTTGAACTTCGATATCTTTAAGATTGCAGAGAAGATTACTTCTCGTACAAAAGCAATCTTTGTTTCTCCTGTTCTTGGCAATCCACCACATATGGATTTCCTAAAGAAATTGTGTGAAGATCATGGTTTGATATTGTTAGGTGATAATTGTGATTCTCTTGGTACTAAATGGGACAACAAACTACTAACGGAATACTACTATGCTTGGACAACTTCTTTCTATCCAGCGCACCACATCTCAACAGGTGAAGGGGGCATGGTCTGCTCTAATGACGAAGCTCTCATCAACACAGCAAGATCAATATCTTGGTGGGGTCGCGACTGTCGTTGTATTGGTTCTGCTAACTTGTTGGCTTGCGGCACTTGCGGCAACCGCTTTGATAAGTGGCTTGAAGGCTATAATGGGATAATTGATCACAAGTATCTCTTCAGCAACATGGGTTACAATCTAAAGCCATTAGATATGCAAGGCGCAATCGGAATGGAACAGTTAGAAAAGATCGATGAGATTGACGTTAAGCGCCGTGCTAATTTCGAACGCATCAAAGCAATGTTCGAGAAATATGTTCCAGGTGTAAAAATTGCCACTCGATTGCTTGAAGCTGATCCATCATGGTTCGGTGTTCCATTGATCACTGATACTGCAGAAATGAAAGAACAGTTACAAGCATTCCTCGAGAAGAATCGCATTCAAACTCGTAACTACTTTGCTGGCAACATTCTATTACATCCAGGATACAAACACTTAGGAAATGCTGACGATTATCCTAACGCTAACAAAGCGTTGAGCAATGTATTCTTTGTTGGCTGTTATCCTGGATACGGGGAAGAAGTATTCAAATATTACGAATCGGTGTTACATAAATGGATGGGCTAAGTGTATACGGTGGCACAGGTTTTATCGGCAGCCGCTACGTCAAAAGATTTGGCGGCGAAGTAATTCCTAGAATTGAGCATACACCAAAAAGTCAAGACGTATTGTATTTTATCAGCACCACTGATAATTATAATGTGTTTACTGACATTCACGTTGATGTAGATACAAATCTTAGCCACCTTCTAGATACTCTGGACGCTTGTCGCAAGGCTAACGTCCAGACGTTCAACTTTATCTCCAGCTGGTTTGTCTATGGAGACACAGACTTACCAGCCAAAGAGACCTCATATTGCGATCCAAAAGGATTCTATTCTATTACAAAAAGAGCAGCCGAACAGTTGCTTATTTCGTATTGTCAAACCTTTGGTATGAATTATCGTATTCTGAGATTAGGTAACGTGGTTGGTCGCGGAGACGGTAGAGTTTCGGCTAAAAAGAATGCTCTACAGTATCTCATAAACCGCCTGAAAGAGAATGAGCCAATCGAACTTTATGAGAATGGCGAGTTCTACCGCGATTATATCCATGTAAAAGACTGTATTGAAGCCATAAATTTGGTTATAAACAGAGGCGAATTGAACGAAATTTACAATATTGCAAACGGCGAGGCAACTCTGTTCAGAGACGTTATCACTATGGCATATGAGAAGCTTGGATCAAAGAGTGAGATCGTATCGATCCCTCAGAAAGACTTCCATAAAATCGTCCAAGTTAAGTCCATGTACCTCGATAATACCAAGTTAAAAGCTCTGGGATATGTACAGAATTATACCGTGGAAGGCATCGTGAACGATTTAATTAAATAATAAATAGACTATCGATATCAGTATTTCGGTAGCAAATGAAAAAGTTTAAACAATTCCTAAATGAATCTAAGAATGATATGCACCACTTTGTGGGATTCGCATGCCATCACTTAGGTATTGCTAATCCTCCGAAAATCCACCTGATAGACGATAAAGCGCAAGCTAAAAAGAATAAGAGCTTCGGGGGATATCATCCCGAACATAAAGCCATCTACGTTAATACCGCTGGACGTCACAAAGTTGATGTCATGCGTACAATTGCGCACGAATTAACACATTACAAACAAGACGTGGAAAATAGAATCCATGCTGAATCTGGTGCGACTGGAAGCGATATAGAAAACGAAGCCAACGCTGAAGCTGGCATTATTATGCGCAACTATGGTCGCACTAATCCAAATATTTTTGAATCAGCTGCACACGCTGGCGCATTACATGCATTTGACATCGATGGAACTTTAATGCATACTACTGCTAAAGTTCATGTTATGAACAATAAAGGTCAGCATGTTGCTTCTTTAAGTCATAGCGAATTTAATGCACATAAACTTCCTCCTAATCACCATTATGATTTTAGCGAGTTTCGTTCTTCAGATAAATTTGAACACGAAAAGCCAATTCATCCAATGATGAGAAAATTAAAAGCCATTCATAAAACTGTAAAACAACATCCAAACAGTAAAGTGATTATGGCAACTGCTCGTTCTAACTTTGATAATAAAGAAAAGTTTCTAAATACTTGGCGCAAACATGGTGTTGATATTGACCATATTCGTGTTGAAAGAGCAGGTAATATTGAGACTGATCATTCAACAGCTCAAAAGAAAGCACAAGTTATTCGTCATCATTTAAAGACTGGTAAGTATAGAGAAGCTCATTTGTATGATGATGATAAGAAAAACCTCCATGAGTTTTTGAAGTTGAAACACGAATTTCCTCATATAGATTTCCATGCGCATCACGTTGATGAACATGGACACTCTCAAGAATATAAAGGTGAATAATGTTCGGATTTAAAACATTTCTAAAAGAACAAGCAGAAGCAGCTAAAACACCATCTCATCTAAAGCATTTGACTCATGTCAATATGCATCATATTGATGAAGGCGAGCCTGGTTATCATAAAGCTGTTCATATGTTAAATGCTGTACATGGCCACGTTACAACTGGTGGTCACAATGATACTCGCATTACAACCAAATATGATGGATCTCCTTCTCTTGTATTCGGTCACCACCCAAGCACTGGTAAGTTTTTTGTTGCTACAAAATCAGCATTCAATAAAACACCAAAAATAAACTATTCAGAAAAAGATATTGAAGCAAACCATGGAGATAAACCAGGTCTTGCTAAAAAAATGAAAGAAGCATTAAAACATCTTAAAAAGGTAGCACCAAAGCATGGTGTATATCAAGGCGATTTAATGTATGGTGAAGGTGATGTCAAACATGGTAAAGACTCAGCATCATTTACACCAAACACAATCACTTATACTGCTCATGGCGATGAAGCTAAGAAAGTAAAGAAATCTAAACTCGGTGTAGTTGTTCACACCAAGTATCATGGTCCAACATTAGAAACAATGAGAGCTGCTCCTGCAGAACATCTACACGACTTTGGCAAACACCCAGATGTAAATTTAATTGATCCTGAAATTGACATGTCAAAAGCAAAACATGAAAAAGAACATGAGAAAGAATTTCAGCATCATATGGCAGAAGCAGAAAAAGCCCACAAGAGTGCGCCACATAATATGCACTCTGTTGTTGTTCCTCACTCCGAACATCTTAACACTTACTTAAATGATACAGTGAAAACTGGAGAAGCTCCTTCTGTAGAAGGTTATAAGAAACACTTATCAACAAAGTTTGGTAAAAAAGCCGATAAGCTTTCTAGCGAAAAAGGTAAAGCTAAAGTCTCTGCTGATTTAACTGCACACTTAGCTCATGTTGATCAACATAAGAAACACTTTGAATCTGCACTAAAAATTCATCATCATCTACAACAAGCCAAGAATGCTTTAATTAAGTCTTTGGCTCCAACAGAAAAATATGAAACTAAGATAGGCGAAACTCCAACACATGGTGAAGGGTTTGTCGCAAGTCATCCGAAATATGGAATGACTAAGCTGGTTGACCAAGAAGATTTTTCTCGCGCAAACCTTTTAAAAAGTCGTAATAAATAAATAATACTTAACTAAACCTATCCCCAAAGTGTGGGAAAACTATGCAAAAACAGTTAAAAACAAATAAAATTTTAGAGGAAAAAGAAGTGCATCATACTATGGCATTTGTGCGCATGAACCCTCCACACGCAGGGCATGGTAAATTGGTTGATAAAGTCCACGCAGAACAAAAGAAACACGGTGGAACCTCTAGCATAGTTCTTTCTAGAACACACGATCCTAAAAAGAATCCATTATCACCAGAACAAAAATTACATCACGTGAAGAATGCATTTCCTAACGCTCACGTTGAATCAGATAGTGGATTACTTCAGCATCTATCTAAGCTCCATAAAAACGGTGTAACTCATCTTCATATGGTTGCTGGTGCAGATAGAACAGAAGGAATGCATAAGTTGATTCACCAATATAATGGTGTAAAAGGTCCACACGGATATTATAAATTTAAACATGTCAGTATGACATCATCAGGTGAAAGAGATCCTGACTCAGAAGGAATTGAAGGTCATTCTGCTTCTAAGATGAGAGAGCATGCCAAAAATAATAATTATGGATCATTTGCTGCTTCTGCTCCAAAAACAATGGCAGCTAAACACGTTAGAGAAATGTTTAATGATGTTAAAGCTGGATTAGCCGCACCTAAAAAGAAATTAAAAGAAGAAGCATGTGCTGATCACTTTAAGGCATTGTTCCTTGTTGGTGGTCCAGGAAGCGGTAAAGATTTCTTAATCCATTCATCATTGAATGAATTTGCTCTTAAAGAATTATCAATGGATCGCGTATTCAATGCGATTGTAAAAGAAACAAACATTGAAGAATTAGAAAACTTCCCATCTGTAATCATTAATGGCAATGCAGACAACGCTGATAAAGTTGTTGTAACTAAAGCCATTCTTGAGACAATGGGCTATGATACAGCAATGATTTATGTTTACTCTACTGATGAGTCTTCTAAAACAAGAAACGACTTTAGAATTTCTCGTGGTGCTAAAACATTTAGCGAAAGTGTTCGTAAAGAGAAATATGACAGTTCTATTAGCAACATGAAACAATATTTAGAGATGTTCGATAATTTTGTGTTGTATGATAACTCAAATAATTTCATTACTGTTGATGAAGAAAAGAAATCAGAAATTACAAGTTGGTTGGCAGAGCTAAATGATGTAGTCATTAGTTTCTTAGCCAAAGATCCATCTAATGAAGCTGCTGTTGAGTGGATTCAAGAAAGAGTTATGGAGATTGGCTTACCAACTACATCTAGATTCTACGGAATGATTACTCCAGGACAATTTACAAAAAAAGCTTTGACATACGCAGAGGCAGATAAGATTGTTCCAGGACCAAAGTTTACTGGAAAAGAAAATCCAAAAGATGGTGACAAATATCATGGCGGTGTTGGGTTCGCTGCAAGAAATGCAACACAAAGAACTATACCAGAAGAAATAAAAGTAGACCAACATCACATTGCAAAAATGCATGGTTCCAGAAAATTAAAAACAGTAGATTCTCCACTCAATGTTGCAACAATCGGTATGAGCAATAATATGGGAACTGGCGACATTGGTGTATCAAGTTTAGGCGCATCACAAAATACTTATGAAGCTGTAAAACATAGAGGCAAAGTTCCAGTTGGTGATAACGGATCAAACCCTCAAAGCTTCTCTGGAATTACAGAAAAGAAGAAAAAGAAAAGCTCATATAACAGTGCAGATCCAGGCGAAATCGGTGGAAAAGAAAACGGCGCAGTAGACATGCCATCAGGTGTTGGTCCATTAGGCGCAGGCATGTCATTAGCCGAAAAGAAATCATTCAAGAAGTTCAGAGGGTTATCTCCAGTTACTCCGAAACAGACTGGAGTTACTTTCGGCTCAGGAATTGGTAATGCTCCACCAAATTATAACTCCGCTGCAGCTGTTGGATTTATGGATTATAAAGAAGAAACTAAAAAGAAAAAGAAACTTCCACCATCAAATAAAGTAAGTGCAGGTCTTTCGCCAGAAGATCAAGGTGGCCAAGAGATTCTTACAACAACGCTAGAATCAATTAGAACTAAGATCTCTTCCCAAATAAATAACTTTGATCAAGAATTGGAAAAATAAATGCAAATTACACC